CATCCAATCTCCTACAAGTTTTGTAACTTCAGGTGCTTCTGCTTTTTCGCCTTTAGTTTTGAATTCTAAGTTATCTAAACTAAATACACCTTTCATTAATGAACAATAAATCGGTTCGCCTGTGATACCGTCTTGAGATTCACCTACAACAGTTACATATGGTGCACGTGTATCTTCTCCTACCCATGCAGTGCCGTTAGCGTCTTTTTTACGTCCAATTACAGTATTTAATTCGTCAGAAGGTACGTTGAATACTTCTAAATCAGATTTAATTTCGTTTGTACCTTGTTTTTTAATCCATACACGTTTATTTGATGCAAACATGTCTACTTTATCAGGTGCTAAACCTGTAATGTTCATACGAACAGTACCACCTTTGTCATCTTCCCATGTATATAACTCTGTTACTTTTTCCGCTTTATTGTCGAATACACCGACATAGATTCGTTTAAATCCAGCTACATATGATCCCATTCTTTTGCCTCCAATTTTTATAAAAATAAAAAAACACACCTAATCGATGTGTTTTTCTTTATAATATTGATTTTTAGGTACGCCTTGATATCGTCGTGACATCACGTACCGTTTTGTTTCTTTAAAATACATATCAAGTTTGCTTGATGCAGGTAATAAATCATTTTCCCACATTAAGCGTCTGATTCGTTTTGTGATATCTATTGTTTTCTGATGATGATATGTTTCAACATCTACCTGTATTAAATATTCTTCAGATAGATAGTTATCAGATACAGTCGTTTTTGGTTCGTCGTAGATAGGAGTTAAAATCACAAAACTATTTGTAATGTCTGCGTTTTTTGACGTTTCATAAAAATAAACTCTATTATCTAATTCGGATTTTAAAAATTCATCTTCTAGAATTAACGTCCTTATTATGTTTAAAATATTCATAGTTTTTTCTTCAACTCCTTAATAACGACATTTCGATATTCTGATTCTACTTCTTTTAAGGTTTTAGCAATCACACCAAAACCACGTGGCGTGTATTTTTTACCATTTCTTGTATAACCATGTTCATTTAAGTGAATAATTCTATATCTACCTGTTGGCCCTTTCCATTTAATACTTTTAGCTCTTAAAACAGAAATATTTTTGCTATATGGTTTTGTCACAGACATTTCTTTGATAGTGTTACCAGTTGCTTTAAAACTTTCAAAGTTACTTTTTAATGCTTTCAACAACACTTCAGAACCTTTATTTAATGCTTCATCTTCAATTTGAATCAACTCTTTTGGACTGAATCGTTTTTCTAATTGCGATAATACTTCTTCCATACCTTTAACTTCTACACTCATACTTCAGATACCAACAAAGTGATGTAGTGTTCTCTAGGTTGATTCACTCTAATTTCTTTAATAGCAAATAATTTATCTCTATAAATTGCTTTATCGATTTTTATCATATGATTAGATTTAACGATATAGAATTCAGAAGCATCTCTAATAACAACATTCAACGTAATTTTAGTTTCATTCGATTTTAATATTTCCATATCTTTTATGACTGGACTGTATATTTTACAAAAACAACTATATAGCGTTTCTTCTTCGTTTTCATCGGGATATGGTCCATTGTTAACATATCTAAAAAAGGTAAGATGATTTTTAAATTCATTGAATTCCATAAAATCACCTCACCATTTTTTTAATTTAAGTATCATAGATTGTAATGTTTTTTCATTAAATGCTTTTGATTTATATATTTCAGTTATAAAGCCACGTGTTTCAAAATCTCTAGTGACAATATACTTTATGGCAGTCATAAAAAGCGAATACTCTTCATCACTTTCAGTATATTCAGGTACACCACTCAATAATAATTCAGCTTTAGCAGATTCGATTAAATCAGTAATTACACTATCTTCAAAGTTATAATCTACTCTTAACCATTTTTTCAAATCTTCTAAATTCATTCTGCATCGCCCCTAATTTGTAGATACAACCGCTGATCTAGTATTAGGTCTTACTTCTACATTTCGGGGATTATAAGGGAGTATTATCCACCTTTGCAATACGGAACGCACTGTCTAAGATACGTTGTTGGTCATACCAAGCTGTTAACACGAATAAATATTCACCGTGTTTAACATCTTTATCAGTATCAAAAGTAATGCCGTTATAGTTGATGCCAAAGTAATTAAAATCTCCGACAACTGGATGAGTTGCAGCATCTGTAAAGATAACTGGTTTACCAAATACTTTTTCTGGAGTTGCTTCAAATAACGCAGTAGAACCATTCGCTAAAGTAGTAATAATATCTACATATTCAGCATATCTCATGTAAATACTTGCATTCTCTCTAAAATCTTCGTGTAAATCAGCTAATGCTTTAGTAATTGCTTCATAAGTAGTTTTTCCATTAACTGATTTCACTTTATCTCCAATATAAAATGACATATGTTGAGATTCAGAAGTTGAAATAATAGAAAATGCATCTTTACGCTCTTTAGCTGCTAAACCGGATTGTAAAGCATTTTCAATATAATTGACCAAATCAACATCTGAACCATGAATAATAGAATCAGATACTGATGCTAATACTTTAAATTTGTTTGAACCAAACTTTACTGTATCACCTTTTAATTTGATTTCTTTAGCTACATCTTCGTCAGTAATAAAGTTATCGTCGTCTAATGTATAAGCAATACGTGGTAATTCTAAGCCTTTAATATTTGTTAATCGTGCTTTTTCACGTAATTTATTTTTCGCAAAAGGTTCCGATACTATTTCATTTGATAATAAAGTAGGTAAGAATTTATCTCCACCACTTTCATTTCCATCAGGTAAAGCAATTAAAGCTTTTTTAGCTTCATGTGATGGTGCTTTAAACTCATCAGGTTTTAAAGCGTGACGATAAAATTCTGCTTTTGCTTTAATTAATTTTTCATCGCCATTTAATTTTTGATAAGCAGAAGTTTTGTCGTTTAATTTCGCTTTTTCTTTTTGTTCAATTTCTTTTACTTGTTGTTCAACGATTTCATAACGTTGTTGTAAACCTTCTTTTTCACTTCTTAATTTCTCAATATCCTTAATATCTACATTAGGATTTGAAGCTTGTTTACTTAATTCTTCATTTTTGTTTGATAATTGTTGTCCAATCATTCCTAACGATTGTTTTAATTCAAATAATGTTGGCATTCGTTTACCCTCCTATAAATTAAGTGTGAATTTTAAAGTTTCACACTCTTTTATAATTTTTCGTCTTAATTTTTGTTCTTCTAAGTGCTTTGTTACATTATTGTTTTGTTTTGTAATGGATGAAGGTACAGATTTAAATAACTTATATCGTTCATCAGATATGCTTGCTGCGATTTCATTAGGCTCTAAAATTTCATCAATAAATCCTTTTTCTAACGCTTCACTTGCAGTAAGCCATGTTTCAGCATCTAATAATTCTTTCAGTTCTTCTTCGCTAATATTAAGCGCTCTATCTAAATATGCTTGATTACTTGCTTCATCCGTTTTATCCAATAAATCTGCTGTATCACGTAATTCTTTGGCATTACCTACTGTCATAATCCATGAATTATGAATCATCAAAAAGCTGTTTTTGTGCATAAAAATAGTGTCACCGCTCATAGCGATCACACTTGCGATTGATGCAGCCAATGCATCAATATAGATATTAATTTTTGCTTTATGCATTTTAAGCATATTGTAGATAGCATGACCTTCAAACACGTTACCACCCGACGAGTTTATGTGAACATCTATTTCAGAAACATTCCCTAATTCATCTAATTGTTGCTTAAATCCAGGTGCTGTTACTTCATTTGCAAACCATTCTTCACTCACAATATCTCCATAAATGAAAATCTCGCCTTTTTTATCCGTTTTCTTTTTGATTTGAAAGTACTTTTTCGTTGTCATCTTTATCACCACCTTTCAATGATTTACGTAACTCTAGTGGTGTATCAATTGGATATAAGTCGCCACTAATAAATGGTTTATCGCCATTTTCGACTGGCGGTAAATCTTCAAGTTCTCGAATTTCATTGATAGTGTAATAACCACTCCTAACTGCTTTAAAGTATACTTCAGCTTGTGTAGCACTATCTGCACGTAAATATGCTTTTACATTGAATTTGAAATATCTATTTTTCTTACGGTCTAAAGGTGTCAAAAGTTTACGATTAAATTCTGATTCGTATTGTTTAATAATAGAAATTAAAGTGTGTTGTAAGAAAAATCGATTTAATTCTTCATTCTTCATAAAGTTACTACTTTCATTAGCATTTAAGAACACTGCAGGTAGTTGAAAGACATTCGCTACACGTTCCCTAGTAAGATTTTCACTTGCAACAATATCTTCAGAAACATATTTCTTAGGTATTGGATCAATCTCTACACCAGGCTCTTGAAATAAAATACCGCCATTCTCTTCGTAAAATTTTTTAAAATTTTCGATTACACTTTGACGTTTTTTCACATCAATATTTGAACCATATTTAAGTACAAACGAGTCAGGCTTTTGCATTTCTGATAAATTGAATTTACGTATAGCAGCATCAAAGTCTGTTGTATTTTTAAGCACATCAATAGGACTTATCCCTTTTAACATATTTGAGCCTACAATGTGTTTAAAATGCAACATATCCATATTATGAATGATAAGTTTGTTACCGGAAGCAGCGTGAATAATGTAATAGACTTCTCTACTATTATTCTCTATTGCTATATTTACTATGTCTGAATTTAGTAAATATAGTTTGCTAGGTTGCGAAAATGTATCTCGTTCAATCAATACATATGCATTACCTTTTTCATTTCTTACCGTTTCAATTTGATTGATAAAATCATAACTACTTACTGAGTTATTAGGACTAATTGTTAATAGTTCAGATACGTTTGTGTTTATGACTTTATAATCTTCATATAACTTAATTGGCATGCTAGATAATGAATTTGCTAACCTAGTTACTGCAGAAAAAATAGTTTCATTAGTTTCTAAAGTATTATTGATATTCCCCCAAAATGATTTGTTACGCCATGGCGAGAAATCATAAAGTGTATTACTTGTTTCATCTATCCAATTATCAATTAATCTACGCTTTATCCTAGTAAAGATATTCACACTTGCGATTTTAATCACCTCCTTAATCCATTAAGTCTTTAATACTTAAAAATTCAATATTTCCCGTGTTACTTTCTTCAGTGAGTTTATTCATAATATCAGTATACGTATTTAGTAATGCTGCAAAGCCATCTATTTTACGATATCGACTTTGTTTAGATGGTAGCCAGTTTCCGTTTCTATCAAGTTTTAATTTCACATTGTTTACGTACCATTTAAATAATGGATTATTGTTATAGATTACTTTGCCATCTAAAAATAACTCTTTTAACGATTTTAAAGCAGGACTCAATGTTAATGCGCCCTGCCTTGTTTCTTCAGTAACAAACCCATAATTTTTTAACTCTTGATTAAGTCTAAATGCGTTCGCTCTGTCATATGTAATTTTTGCTACTGGATGATGTTCATTCACTTTTAATATCCAGTCATATACATCTGTATAATCTATATAAGGTTTATCTTGTATAGTCAGATATCCCGCTTCTTCCCATTCTCTATATGGTATTTTTTCATTCGATAAATCTACTTTATGTTTTGGTATCCATGAGTGACTTAATACTGCAATCTTTCCATTTTCAAGTGCAAATGTAGCACAAGCAGATGTAAAATCTTCCGTTTCAGATAAGTCATAACCCACTGTACATGGATGATTTTCTAATTCATCAAAAGCGATCACTTCATTATTTTTAGATAATGTTGTATGGTCTATAAAACTCATCTCATCATTATTAGCAAAGATATTAAATCGTTTAGTAATAAAATCGCCACGTTCTGCGGGAATACGCTTTGCTTTTATCCACTCTTCTTTCATAACTTCAATATCAATCGACACACCAATGTTTGGATTAGCTTTAATCCAGTTTTCACTATCATTAATATCATCTTCATCATCTAAAGAAGCTAAATAATAAAAAGTGCGTTCATCTTCAATAATTCCGTTTAATGTATCTTTTCCCGCTTCTACCATATCTACTAGTGGTCCATTTAACTGGAAACCTGCAGTAGTGATATAAATCAATAATGGTTGTAAACGTGCTGCTCTTGAGTTTTTAATAACTGAGATAAGTTTATAATCTTTAAATTCATGTATTTCATCAAAAATACCTATATGCGTATTTAGTCCATCTAGTTTTTCACTGTCTGATGCTTGCGGTTCAATTTTAGATATCGTTTTATCATAATGAATGGCATCACGTAATGATCTAAAGTTTTTCTTAAGTACTGGACTTGCTTTTATCATAGCTTTGGACTCATCAAATAATAATCGTGCTTGTTTCATAGTGTTTGCTAACATATGTATTTCGGCTCCATTTTCTCCATCTTGCGACACACCATAGTTAGCAAGCCCTGAAATAGTCGTTGTTTTACCATTCTTACGCCCAACAAATACAAGTGCTTCTTTAAATCGTCTTAACTTTGTTTCTTTGTGTACCCAACCAAATAGGCTACCAATAATAAAATGTTGCCATGGTTGTAGTATTAATTGATTATTTGCACCCTTTGATGGTTTACAAAATTTTTCTATAAAACGTATTGGTCTATGTGCTAATTCTTCATCAAAAATCCACTTTTCATGACCTTTTATGTATTTAAGGTGTCGCTCACATTCTTTTATCACGTATTTATTTGCGACAATCTTACCTGCTACTACTTGTTTGGCATACCATGTTGTTAATAGTTTAGGTGATGGCTTATTTAATACTTTAATAGTCACCGAAACCATCTTCTTGTTGTTGAACTATTTTTTCTCTTTGTGCAGGAGTTAAACCTAATGACTTTAACAAGTTATTCAATGTTTGAACAGTCTTAGTTAATTCAATACTAAGTGGATTTTTAACAATATTTGTTGCACCTGCTTTATTTGTATGACTCATCATTAAATCACTATCTTTTAATTCATCTCTTAATCGACAATAAAATTCGTAAGTTTCTAAATATAAAGAAATAAGTATATCATCAGATTTTTGATAATCATCTATATATTGAATTAACTTATTTTTTGTTATTTTCATAGTTGGCCCCCTTTCATGAAAAAGTTATCCGCATTGCGAACGAAGGTCCCCCCGCCGGTCCCCGTCGGAATCGCTTTTTGCTTGCCTGGTAGGGGGGGTATAAAAATTATTTATTTTGAAATTCAAAACAATTTTAATTTTTAAACTTTCATCACTCTTACATTTCTCTCGTTCGTTTTGTCGTTATCGTTAGCATGAATTTTATTATGACAGTCTTGACACACCGATATTAAGTTATCCAGGTCTAACGCTTTAGTAAAATCAGTATCTACATAAACAATGTGATGGACTATCTTAGCATTAGTTATCTTGTTATGTGCTAGACACTTCTGACATAGGTAGTTATCTCTATCAAGTGCCATGCTCCTTAACTTGCTCCATGCTTTTGAATGATAGAACCAATCATACTCATATTGTTTACGGCCGTTCTTACCTTCACCTATAACTCTAGCCATACATACACCACCTTTATAGGTATAATAAAAAGACGTACCACATAAATGATACGTCTTCTGATAAGTATTCGTCTTAGTGTATAAGTCTATCTAATCCACACTATCATAATATATTTAAAATACGTTTCAAATGCACAATTAATGCACAAACTTATTTCATTCCCACATGCATAGCTACTGCCTTTACAAAGTTTCTTCTAATACTTGATACAGTATTGCGGTGCATATGACATTCACTAGCAATCTGTTCCATCTTTAGTTTCCTATCTTTATTCCAGTATTTTAACTCAATCACTTTCTTACGATCATCAGACAATCTATTATACACATACTCAACTGCTTCAACCATTTCTTCTAGGTTACGCAGCATCTTGTTCGTGAGTAATCGTGTTGCCATGACTTCTGTTGTTCTAACTGGTAATCCTTTTTCTAATGGACCATAAACAATATTTTCATCAGATGGTTTAGTAGGATTTAATATGGCTAACCTAAGTCTATCTATTTCTCTTTTATTTTCAGAATGACTATATATTTCTGATTCTATATATTTGAAGGTACCTGGTTTAATTTCATAAGTTGTTGACATTCCTGACCTCCTTTTTTATTATTCATCTATATAATCTTTGATAATTTCTTTAATTTCATTCTCATATATATCTGCTTGAAAAGAAAGCAAATATGTATTTGCTTTAATTACTAATTTATTTTCTTTATTTTCAATAATTGCAAGATATAAGTTTTTACTATTAAGATAATCTTTTATTTTTTTAATTTTATCTTCAGCAATTTTTTTCTTTGTTTTAATAATTATTCCTTTCTTATAAAGTCCCAACTTGGAATCATACAAATCAAAATTAATATTAGATTTAAAATCTTTGTCTGTTACTTTTGTTTTTCCTATCTCAGTAGATTTAATTAGCATATTTTTAATATCTTTTATACTTTCTTCAAGTTTCTCGTTACCGTTAGATTCTGTTTTCAATCCTTCTAACATATTTATGAACACTTTAGCTTGTTCTTCTAATTTATCTCCAATTGATTCCTTTAAAGTAGAATTAATAATATATCTTATTTCATCTTTATCGTTTTGATAATCTTTTATTGATTGCTTCAATGTTTCAGAACTTTTAGCTAATGCCTTTGCACTTTCTGAAATATCAGCAATTTGTTGTCTTTGTCCTGCTACATCAATTAATGTAATTAAGATAGCAATTACTGATAAAACAATTGATATAGCCGTACCCGCAAACGATAGGAATAACCATGCGTTTACGTTTCTATAAAAGAATAATGAAATTAAACTAATAATTATTAATACTAAAATAATGGAAACGTACAAAAAACGTAATTTAACTTTCTGATATTTTATCTCCTTATCATTCTCCACTGCGATTTACTCCTTTTTTATTTAATTGTAAACTACAATTAAATATTTAACTAGAATGTTTTTTTAACTGTTTATATCTTTCGATTGCTTCTTCTCTACTCCCTGCTTCAATCACATAAAATTTTTCATTAATCCGTTGCTGCATCACTTCAATAAATTCATCATTATTATCTATTACTCTAATAATATAATCTTTAACTATACCTTCTTTAACGCCTAAATCTACTGCCTTAATAGCACGTACTGTATTTTGTGTACTAATCATATTTACTTGTAATTTTCTGTTCTTTATCTTTAATTCAGCTATTTCGAATAAAGTTACCAAAAATAATAATGAGATTAACATTTCTAAATAATGATATGAACCAGCATATGTAATGGCTATGGTTAAACTTACTTCTGCGATTAAGAACAAACAAATTTTTAATATTTTATTACTTAAATAGCTATATAAACAAAAAGGTATTAATGTAAAAATTGTTGTTAAAATTATAATTGTTAATTCTGTCATTTTTACTCCTCGATTCTTTAATTAATCTTTAGTATGGAAAATGCTTTAATAATAGTTAAGGTATTAATTTAATTTCTTATATCAAATAAAAGGAGATTTTCAAATTGTTATTCATTAGTATTGGTTCTTTATTTATAGCTTTATTATCATTATTCGTAAGTGCTTATAATGTTTTACGTACTTGGGAAAGACAAAAATTTAGTCTTAATTATCAAATAACAAACTGTTTTTTCATTCCAGGCGGTGACTTTTATGCGCATTTTGAAATCATCAATAATTCTTCAGAGCCTATTTCTATTACAGGTATTTCTATCAATAAAAATATATGCAGTACAGATGAAAGAATAATTCTTTCTACTAAACATGGACCTAAGCTTAAGACTCATCAAATACCTATTCGTATTGAAAGTTATGGAGCAACTCGCTTTTATTGTTATTTTGAATTAGAACATAATTTTTATTTCTATCAAGGAATTAACTTAGAATTAAGAACATCTCGTGGAATAATTTCTTCTCATATTGAAACTGAAGATGGTTTCTTACTTTCCATAGCAGACTTAATTGAAAAACATAAAAATAAAGCTAATATATAAACCTAATTTAAATCACTATCCTTAACAAAAGTACCGTTAATAGTTTTACCTTTTCTATTTTTAATTTCATCATAGGCGTATTGTAAACATTCTTCTAAAGTCCAACCTTGTTGTTGTGCTAAGATTATTAATGTCACTACAGTATCGCCTATCCCATCTTTTAATGCGTCCATTTGTCCACGAGATAATGCTGCAGCTATTTCACCCGCTTCTTCATAGAATTTAAGTGTTTGTCTATCTGAATTACCATTGTGTAAGTTTTTATCTACGCTCCATGTTTCAACTTGTTTTACTAATTGATCTAATGTGTTAGTCATTTTTTCTTCTCCATTAATAATTTTCAATACTTTTTCTACTGAAAGATATCCGATTGGTTCACTTATAAGATGATTTATTCCATTGATTTGTTTACATTTTGCAAGTTCATATAAACCTTCTTTATATCCGTAAGAAATTTGATGTTTCACTACACTGAAATAATTATCTGTATCATCTGTTTTAAATAGATATTGCATTCCATCATAAAGTCTTTGATGTCTAATGTAGTTCTTATTAGATAAAAACTTATTTTCTACTGCTTCCATCCCTTAAACACTTCCTATTTATAATTTTATTTTCTTTGGACACTCGTATTGTTACATGTATATTTGTCATACGAATAACAAACCCTTCAATGCCCATAGCCTTTAGTTCGTGCTGAACTTCAGTAGGCGATTTACCTTTTGTTTGATACTTGTATGTCTGTTTTACTGTTTCATTTAACTTTAGGACACTACTCATGCGTTCAATTCCTCATATTCATCTGCCCACATATACATCAGTCCTTTATTCACACAACGATTATTGCACCTTCTCGCAATATGACGTCTATCAATAAATAACATGCTAGATGCTTCTACCGTACTAGCAAATTCTTCTACGATTTCGTTATTACTATCAATGAGATAGAGTGCTTTGGCTCTACCGTCATTCTTGCGATATAATCTATATTTTTTGAAGGTCGTTGAGAATAAATTATCTGCAGTAATATTGTTGTATTTACTATCTTTCGGATAAGCATGGTAGCCACTCTTTAAATTTTTGATAAATGTTTCAAATACGATATCTGCAGCACGGTATTTCTTATTTTTATAAATCACTGTTAATACACCTTTACATCCATTACCAAATTTAAATTTGCCATTCGGTAATCTCATTCTTCCTAGATTGCTTACGTATAGATCGTACTTGTCACTATACTTCCATATTTCATGTTTTGGATTTACTTTTTCATTAAACTTTTGTTTCTTTTTCAATCTAGGTAATGAGTCAGTAAAAAAGCATCTTAGCTTCTCGTTATACACGCCATTCTCTTTTTGGTAACACAATGTATTAAGTGGGATATCAGTAATATGGTGCAAATGTTTTAATGTTGTTTTTGTTACGGTATGAGTAAATGGCTCGTACATATACACCATACTTACTCCTCCCAACTTTTGATAGCAAACTCAATACTTTGTTTCGCTTTCTTTAAATCTTCTAAACCATTTTTTCTAGGTGATCGCATTAAGTATTTAAGTGCATTGCCTACGTGATAAAAAACTGAAGCGGATTTATAAGTTTTTCCAACCGCTTCAATAATGGCATGTGCGTTAAACTTATCGAATTGATAGTGTGATGGCTGGTCTACCATGTCAACTTTACGAATAAAAGGTTCATTCACTTTCATAAAGTCGTAATTATCATTAATGGTAAACTTTTTACCATTAGCATTTTCTACATCTGTATACCACTTTGTTTGCATACCTTCATTCTTTGCATATACACGTTTGACTATTCCAGTATGTGATGTTTTGTACTCTTTTGTAGTGAGTTGAAATTTGACAATGTCATTTGTATTTAAATCAATTATTCTAATATTCTGCATTTTCATTACCTTCTAACTTTCGGGAAAATATCATTCTCTACTAGATACCTAAACCACTTGCTACTGACTCTATGTTCTTTAAGTAACTGTTCACATCTAATACGATGATTTATTCTTTGTTGCCTACGTTCGTTCCTTAACGCTCTTTCATTTGCTGCTCTTATTCTTATGAGTTGCATATATTCTTCATCAGATAATCTACCTTCATTACGTTCATAGGTTTGTGTCATACTTATAGACTCCCTTACCATAAATTAATTCTGAACCACGTAATCCTTTTTTATATCGTCGTCTTACCGCCGTATCTGATACTGGAAAATATTTATATACATCACATAATCGGTAACTTTTACCATTCAAATACACTCTAGGTATCGACTTTATTTTTTCTCTTGTCATTTATAATTCCTCCAATTCTAAGATGATTTTTGGTCGTTCTGCGTATTGTTTAAAACTATAAATTTCTACAATTTGATTATCGTCTTTCCACAATCTATTGTTCGCTGCATCCAGTACAGTTTTTATTAAATTATCTATATCAGGCTTTGTCCTTTTATACTGGCCTATCGCTAGTAATTTTTGATTTTTACTCCAACTTTTTGGAGGGATAAAGTAGAAAAATAACGATACTTTTAAACTGCTAGTAAGTAATAATTTAGGCATTTGTTTTCTAATATAATCTTTATGATTCATATAGGAAGTTGGCATATAGGTTTGTACAAATCTTCCAGCGTTTCTAAATCGTGGCCTAGGTGATCCAATAGGTGCTTTAAAATTTTCATTAAATTTAATCTCTATTCTCAAGTTGTTCACTTCCTACAACAGAAATTCATCTATGGTTGTTTGATGTTGTAACTCTTTCTGCTTAAATAATTTATGTTTTCGTTTCATCTCTGCTAGTTCATCTTTTGTTACAAACTGTTTAAAGTGCTTTTCAGCCATACCACCTAAGTTGGTTAAGTAGAAAGAGCCATCATCTCTAGGTAGCACTCTCAACAAAGGCCAACCATCACTTTCAAATAAATCATAAGCATTAGGTTGATTTTCTTTAAGCCCCATATTCAACCATAGCCTCTCTTTTTCGACGTTCTTCTAATTTCTGATTAATTAGGTTGACTAATGCCTTTTCATTGCAATTTGACCATCTAATTAATTTCTGAGCATAAACATCTGAACAGTCAAGTATTAGCTTAATATTGTCTTTTGTCATCAAAATCTCAGCCCCTTAGTTCTATAATCTTGACCATCCATTTTGATTAGCGTTGTATTGCTCATGATTCTGCTAAATATACGTTGCAAATCTTTACTTCTAGTCATTTCTTTTTCATCTAAGTTAGTAGTGAATATATTGTGTTTACCAATACGACTTTCTATCAATTCAAACATCTTGCTGGTAGCAAAATCATTCATATTAATTCCGTAGTCGTCAAACACCATCAAATCTACATCACTAATGATTTTTGCTAATTCTTGTTCAGTCATATTAGTATCGTTGTTATATGTATTTTTAATTGTTGAAATAAGATGTGGTACATTCATATAGAGAACAGTAAAACCTTTTGCTTTAATTTCTTTAACGATACTCATAGATAAGTGTGATTTCCCTGTTCCAAATGAACCTTGGATGAGTAATGATTGCTTATTGTCTAAGTTGAAGCTATCAGCGTATTTTTTACATATGCGTTTTGCTTTAGCTAATTGTGGTTGAGTATTATCATCTATCTCATAATTATCAAATGTAGCATTTGCTAGTGACTGATTGATAATAGATTGTTTAAATATCTTCTTAGCTTTTATACGTTTTTGTTTCTTGTGATAGTTCTCAGTTGATTGTCTAGCAAACTCTTTCATCTCACAATCACAACCAAATTTGACTTTTTGTATTGATCCATCTTGTTTTTCAAACTCGTAGTAGTCATAGTTACGACTACACTTTTCACACTTCAAACCTTTTTCTTTTTTAATAACCTTACTTTTAAATTTAGGTGGTTTAGCTATATTTTTAAATGCTTGCATGATATCACTCCTTTAAAACGGTAGATTTTCCATATCAGATTGTGCAGCTCTTTCAAATGCTTCAGTATATTGATTTGTGTTTTTATCAATTTTTTCAGAATAATCATTTAGAAAACTTTCTTGCGATAAAAATGTTTTAGGATATTTCTGATATTGCTTATTAGTAATTGTTTTAAGATATGCTTGAGTTCCATTCATTATAGTTTCGAACTTATGCTTTTTAAGCGCTGATTTAAATAAGCTGAATGCTTTCTTCTTATCTAGTTTCTTATCATATAAATTCCACCATTGGTTAAATTGAACTTGCGTAACATCAGTTGCGCTATTATGAGTAGTCTCTGACGAAGTCTCTGTGTAGTCTCTGGTATTGGTAGGGCCACTTTGTCCTTTTGCATCAGGCCATTTTGTCACTATCGTCGGGCCATTTTGTCCTGATGATGTGGCCACTAGTTTTTCTAAATTACTATAATTTATTGAATACCATTTCGTTCTATCAAAACCTGCTTTATTATAGTTACCTACATAAACTAGATTTTTCTTTTCTAAGCTTCCGAAAGTTCTTCGAATAGTACGTTCACTCCAAAACGGAAATTGTTTAACCCAGTTAGGATATGAATTATAAACCCAAATTTTATTATCATAGAAATGTTTACTTTCTTTTAACCAATAATGAATTTGTTGTAATATAATTGCTTCATTTAATCCAATTTTCTCTGCAAGCTTTGGCAAGACTAAAATAGGATAATCATCTATTAATTGATTAGACAATTTAATTTCTCCTTTCTGATATAATTTAAGTAAGCTTTTAAATATATATAGGCGGTGCATTTAATGTATAAAAATTATTCGTATTTAATTCAAAAACAAATAAATAATATTAATGCTCACAATGTTCATTTATCTTCTACAGTTAAAAAAGCTTTAGAAGTTACTAATTCTCCCAGTTACAAACGTACTATTGTAACTATTGATTCACTTATGCCTCAAATTAAACCTTTATTAAATTTTTATAATAGTAATCCAACATTGATGAACGACTTAAAAACAATTAATAATGCACTTCCAAAGAACTTTCCATTTGAAAATGCCTTTTATTCCAATCCTGCTAAAGTAGCTTCTAGGATTAACGCTAAGCAATTAATACAAATAAATAAGATGATTGAAAACTATCAAAATCAATTCAAAAGTAGTTTGTTTTCTAATTCGGTACTTGAACGAATAAAACGATCAATAGATATGAATATTAATTCAGATTTAATCGATAACTCGTTTAAAATTTTAAGATATGAATATGTTAAAAATACACTTTTTTATAATAATTCGATTAGACAAATAAAGTGGGAGCCAGTAATTACAAATTCATTCAATACTTTTAAAGAGTTTGGAGAAATTAGAGATGACGTGATAAATACATCTGAAAATGGTAAACTACAAAATGCTATAGATTCAATGTTTAAAGGATGGTTGTTAAGTCACATTGGCGAAGAAATTGATGAATTAACTAATCATTATATTACTTTCCTAGCTAACGTCTTGCTCCCCTTTATCCCACATGAATATAGAGCTATGTGTTTCTACGTCATAATTTTTATAGTTTCCTATAATAAATCTAATAGATAAAATTCACCTTTTGACCTTTCAACATTTTATTCAGCCTTTCATCTACCGCTATCCAACTATCATTCAAGTGGTATTTATTATTAAACGTTTTAATACCACTTGAATGTTGTTCTTGATGATGTTCTCTACATAGCGCTAATACACGCTTACCATAATGTTCTATTTTATTTCTATTCATGCCTCTACCAACCGCTTCATAGTGTGCTAACTCTCCACGCTTACCACAAATTACACAGTTACGATTAACCGTTGCCCAGTACAGAAAAGATTTATCGTTTTTGAGTAAGTCACTTGTTTTGTAGTTAAGTGGGATATTATTATGAAACACCCAGTCCAGTATCACTTCTATAACTTGTCTAGCTTGCTCTCTTGAACAATTGCTTAAAGAAATATGTTTATCATACCCGTATAAGAAAGTTACGTAGTCTTGAAACATTTCTCTCATATATTCTCTAGGTTGGCCTGTATAACTCTCTATATCATTACAAAGCGCAAAAACTTTTCGACGCTGCTTATCAGTGATTAGGAATGGATCAACTAGTTTAACTTCACATTCTACTTCTAAATCATTATCAAGCAATAATGATGTTTTATTATCTATTTCTACATTCTCAATAATGACAGTAGTTGTACCGTCATCTTGAGTAATGTAATTTCTTATTTTAGGCATCTATATCAACTTCTCTACTTTGTAATTATTGCCATTTACATCGGTTAACTTTGAACAATTATTTTTTAACCGGCTACTTACATAGCCTTTATTCCTGCCTAAGAATTCACTTGCTCTACTCATGCTGATAAACTCGTATTCAATATCTAAGTGATTAATTAGTTTTACAGCCATATTAGTAGTTGTTAATCCTGTTTCTAAAGCGTGTATATTATTTTCTAAGTGATTGCACCATTCAAAATTTTCTACATTATTATTTTTAGGATTTCCGTCTATATGATTGATACAGTTCTTGTCTTTCACAACTGGTATAAATGCTTTTGCAACTAACCTATGGACTAAGTAATAGTTTGGTTTCCCATCTTTCCAAAGTGCCACTCTTACATTTCTTCCATTAGGTGTTTTATCTTTTAAATAACGTTGCCTCCAATGTCTAACACCGTGTTTCTTTGTATAAGTAGTTTTATATTTATGAGTTCTTACTCTACCTTTGTTACTGACTTCGTAAATACCTTCGTAACCTACAACATCTCTCCATTCTTCGTTCATCCAATCACCTTATCAAAACGGGAGATCATCCGAACTAATCTCTATCGGACCATTAGCATTAGCAAATGGAGCATTTCCTGCTAATACTTGTCTATGTTGTTGAGATGAGTTATTTTGTTGACTATTACCTTTACTATCTAAAAAATGAACTCTTTCAGCTACAACTTCAGTGACATATATTCTTTGTCCTTCATTATTTTCATAATTACGTGTCTGAATACGTGCTTCTACTCCAACAAGTGAACCTTTACTTAAATAATTATTTACGTTGTCTGCTTGCTTTTTGAATGTAACTACATTGATAAAATCCGCTTCACGTTCTCCATTTGAATTAGTAAATGTCCTATTTACTGCTAAGGTAAAAGTCGAAACGCTAATTCCATTAGGCGTTGTTCTATATTCAGGATTTTTAGTCAATCTTCCTACTATAACTACTTTGTTTATCATGATTCAATTCCTCCTAGCCATCTTCGGATTAAGTTTCTAGTTTTAATAATCTGTTGTTTATCTAAAGTGTTTACATCCATCATTTTCAATTTGCTTATTTCATCTTTATATTTTTCTGAAAGTCCGCTATTTTCTACTATTTGTATAAATTTATTTACTTCATCTCGTAGTATGTCTTTTAATTGATTACTTGAATTTGCGTACTTTTCTTGTTTTTCTTTAGCATCTGCATCATCTTCATCAGTTGGAATATTGAAGAATTTCATTAAGAAATATCGTTCTGCATATGTAAGTCCTGTACCATGTGCTTTTGACACATCATCTTGTTGACCTACTGCATAAAATGGTATTTCTAATTGTTCTTCAGGTTTATCTGCATTGATCCATACATAAGTAAGTTTCATTTCAACTACAAATTCTGTAACTGTAATTTCACGTTTAGCTTTTTGATTGAAGCGGGTAACTTGTATTTGTTTATAATTTTCTTCAGTTGTTTTTGGAATGAGTAATAAATTATTTTCAATCATCTTATTTCTTATTCTATGTAATACTTGAGATCCACTTACATATGAATAGTTATAACTTTTTGCGTCTTTAGTAAAACCATCAATATTAGCTTTTACGTCTGCTATTTTTTGAAATAAATTTAATTCTTGAGTTACTTCTTCCATCTATCTCACCCTTAAACTTCTAGTTTGTATAACTTCTGCACCTTTGATTTCTATGCCATTTTTAATGTCGGCTAACATTTCTTTTTTATTTAATTTAGGTGCTTGTACAATCCAGTAACTTTTAGGAATTAGACTTTCATTAGTTACTTCGATACTAGGTGGATTATTTGCGATACTATACGAGTTAAGTGCTGTTTTAAATTTCACTTTTCCAGTTTTCTCCATAACTTCTTGTAAACTTTCTTTTAATCGCTTCACCCCATTTTGATTAGAAGTCTTACGTTGTCGAAGACGTTTTACTTCTTCATCTATTGCTTTATTATCACTTTCTAATGTTCTGATAACTGCTACATATCCATCTGCTTTGTCTTCGATAGCGTCATTAATACTCGCTAATGTATCTTTTAGAATTTGCTCATCTTCTTGTTCTGCGATAAGGTTATAAACTTGTTGGTAGTCAGCTGATAAGTCAAATAAACTCGGCATTGATTAAGCACTCTCCTTTAATTACTTTCTTGGCTAATTCAAAATTCTCTAATATATTTTTACCTTCGTAATGTTCAAAAAAGGTAATAATTTCACAGTTATTTTTATATCTATCTGAATAGTGAAAAAGAAAAACCTTCACTTCGTTTTTACATTCACCAGTACTAAAATCACATTTAATGTGCTCTTTACTATGCATAATTAAATCGTTTAATTCGTTAGCAATTTTTAATAGCTTATATTTCATTTTGTTCTCCTGTGATATAATTGATTTGAATTTTATTTGAAATTTGTTCGACTGTTTGCTAATTGCCGTTAGCATTCAGTCTTTTTTTGTTCAAAGAAATACTTATCAAAAAATAAATACATAAATAATGATGCGAATAGTGCGTATGCAGTTGCTCGTGTGATAAATACTTCTGCAATCATTAAGGCAAAGAATATTGTTATAAATGTAAATCCAGTAATGAGCGTTACTTTAGTTTCCTTAGTCATATCATCACCTCCTTAGTTATTTATGCGATTAAGTATTTTTTGATATGCTTCTAATACTTGCGGATATAGATACAAAACTCTTGTGCCAACTCGTCTTGTTATTTCAACAATTTCAGGCTCAACTACAATTTTGTTAACTAGAGTAGATTTACTAAGACCTGTGATAGTCACTAAATCTTTAATATCCACTGCAGCAACTTCTCTTTTATAGTTGCTTAAAATACTTTCTACTTTTTCTTGCACTAGTTGATTAATAAAGTCATTGTCAATTTCAATAGATATATTGCTCATTAAAACACCTTTCCCAAATTAAAAGTTATTAAAAGTTATACAAGAAATAAAAAAATATCTAAACTTTTATTTGGTCAATTTCAATATTGAATAATTTCGCTAAAGCATAAATTACAACATTACTTACATTTGCGTCTTCTTTTTCCCAATACCCTACTGTTTTTCTAGCTACCCCCAATTTATCTGCTACATCTTGTTGTCTTAAATCTTTTAATAATCTCCATTTTTTAATAGTTAATTGTTCTGGCATACTTAACACCTCGCTTTCTTTAAAATAACTTTATATTACTTTTTGTAGCGTGTCAATATAAAAAGTTATTTTTTGTTATTAAAAGTAATGAAAAACTATTGTGTATTTATATCACTTATGGTAATTTAATATTACATTAAGTAATATTAAGGGAGTTTTAATATGAGTAATAAAAGTGCTAGAAAAATTTTTTCTGAAAATCTTCAAAGATTAATGAAAAACAAAAATATAGATCAGAAGGAACTTGCAGAGGCTATTGGAGTTACTCAACCCACTATATCTAATTGGATTCAAGAATTAAAATATCCTAGAATAAAAAGAATTCAACAACTTTCTGATTACTTTAATGTAACAAAATCTGAATTAACTGAAGAAAAAACTACTATGCAAAAACATCAAGTATCAGCTTTAATTAATTCGGATGTAACCGAAGAAGAATTAAAAGAAATAGAAAATTTTATTCATTACTTGATAAGTAAGAGAGATAATCAAGGCGATAAATAAAAAGAGACGCTAATTTATTACTAATTTTTTTAGTTAGTATAATTGTGTCTCTTTTTTTATAAATTAAATTATGCATAATTTTACTTTTAAATTGGAGATGAGGCTATAAAAGAAAAAACTAAGTTTCAAAACATTATTATATAAAGGAGTGAAAATTATGCATCAATTCAAGGAGTTGATTGAGGGCATTAATATTGAGTATAAAGAGATGCCTGAAAAGTTAGAGTGTTTGATAGTAGATAAAAATTTATATATAAATACTAAATTGTCTTCGAATACTGATTTTAGGAAATCGTATTCTATTCTTAAAAATTTAAATCAAAACATAAGTTATTTAGTTCCTCTTATGAAAATTCAAAAAGCTATAGAGATTTATAATTGCAATACCCTCCAAAAACTAAGCAATTTTTTTGAATTACCTACCTATCAAATTCTTCAAACTATTTATTTTTACAACTATAAATATCCCAATCTCGCATTTCTTAAAATATTGTTAAACGACAATTAGCTTTATATTATACAGGAGTGATGAATTATGCAGCTAGAAAAAACACCATTTTATAAAAAAAATTGGTTTATATTTTTGTCCTTAACATTTTTCTTTCCATTAGGAGTATTTTTAATATGGCGATATACTTTCTTTAAAAAGTCGACAAAAGTAATCATATCTTTAATATTCACAATATTTTTCGTTATCACCTTAATACTACCAAATATTGATTCAAATGAAGAATCCGATACATCAAATCACCAACAGGAAACTAAAGATAGTAATAAAATTGAAATCCCCGCTTCAAATACAAATGAAGATCCTAAAATTAACAATGAAAAAAATTCGATAAAAACTAAGGATGTAATTATTGATAATAGCGAAAATCAAACTAATCAACTAAGAAATTCAGTTGAAAATGAATTACATCTAGGAAAAGTCCAAGAATTAGGTCAGTTTGGTACTAATACTAATATTTTAATATCAATTGACCATAACTTAACTAAAAATATGACTAAAAAGACTATAAATCAAGCTATAGCTCAAACGCTCATTGGTATCAACAAAGCAAATACTGACGTTAAATCAGCTAATATTGGAATAAAAATTAATGGTACCCGTGTAGCTTCGAGTAGATGGAATGAAGATGCTATCAATAATATTGAAAAGTATAAAAATGAAATCTATGATAATCCAGCGAAATATGCTGAAAGTTTTAATAATACTTATAAATAATAATTATGGGTAGCTTGTCTACCCTATTTTTATACAACAAGAATTAACAACTAGGAGATGATTTACATGGCATCATTCGAAAAACGTGGTAGTAAATGGCGTTTTAAAATTCATTATAATGATAATTTAGGAAGAAAAAAATATATTAGTAAATCAGGCTTTAGAACGAAACAAGAAGCTAAACGCGCTGCAATAGAACTAGAAAGTAAGATTAATAAAGGCTATAAAGAAGAAAAAAATTATACTCTAACAGAATGGCTCGATTACTATCTTGAAACTTGGAGAAAAAATAAGATAAGCGATAGTAGTTTTGACATTGAACAATTCTCGAAGAAACGAATATTAGACTTTTATAACGATATAAATATAAAAGACATTACTCCCTCTATACATCAAAGTTTTATCAATTACTTAATTGAAAAAGGTTATAGTAAATCCACATTATCTAAAACACATAATCTATTAAAGCGTAGCTTAGAAAGAGCTAAATATGACAGACTCATTCATCACAATCCATGTGATGGTATAACCTTGCAACATATAGATTTGAAACAACAAGAAAAAGCTAAATATCTACCTAAAGATAAAATTAAACCATTTTTAGATATGGTACGTAAAAGAGATGTATATCAATATTTTTTATTTAGAACGCTAATAGAAACTGGTATGAGAATTGGTGAAGCTAGTGCTTTAAATTGGAATGATTATGATAGAAAACTTAAAACATTATCAATTACTAAATCGTATAATCAAAAGTCTAATAAATTTGGACCCACTAAAAATAAAGAAAACAGAGTTATTTTTATTTCAGATGAGTTAGCTAAAGAACTGTTTAAACTTAAGAATCTACAAAATAGTAACAAAATTGTTAATGCGGATTTCTATAATAATTCTTACGATTATATTTTCTGTAATGAGTTTGGTGAACCATTACCACGCTCAACAACTCATAATACTATGATGTATGTTACTGGAAAATTACTAGGTAAAGATAATAGATTAAGTATTCATAAACTAAGACATACACATGCTACGCTACTTCTAGAAAGCAATGTACCTATGAAAGTAATCCAGGAACGCTTAGGTCATAAATCTGAAGCCATTACGAGTGAAGTATATAGTCATGTAACTAAAAAAATGAATGATGACGCTAAAGAAAATTTCGAGAAGTATATAAAGAATGTTTTTTAA